CACGCCGCCCGCCGCTGTCACCCCTGCCGGAAGCATCCCACCCTCGCCGGCCGAGCATACCCCGGCTGCCCCCGCCAGGGGAAGACCCGCCCGGCCCGGGTGCCCGGGAAGGGCCCCGGGGACTTTGTTATGCTTATGAAACGCGAAAGCGCGTTGCGCCTCTTTGCCCCCCCAAGGAAGGACGGATCTAAGGGTTATAAGAAAGATATACCTATATAAAGAAACTTACCATTTCCTTATTATGGGGGTAGTATTGGAGGATGGTTTCGGTGGAGTGAGAAGGGCGAGCGTGAACATGGCTTTTTTATAAGACTAAACAACTCAAAGCGCCGGTTGGAGGCCGATAGTGTTTTCCTTAGCCGGTCGGATCGAGAGTTATAGAATAGGCGCGGACTGGTTAGAAAGCCCGGTCAAGGGGCAGAACATAGGCGCAAAGCGTAGCACCTACCAGAACTCGCCTATGACATAGGACCGTCCCCTATGCGTTACGCCTTGCCCGGGTCGCAGGGGCCACTGGAGGGCCCCGCGGCGCCGGTCGCCGGGGGCAGCAAATCGGAGGACGCGCCCATCGGCTGATCTTGTCAACATAGGGCCCCGCGGATAGGCTGCGGGAGCGCCCCGCCGTCTGGGGCTTGGAGGCTTCCGTGCCCGTTCTGCCTGTTCCGCCGCCGCTGGCCGTCCCTGCGGCGAGCACCTGGATCCGTCCCGCCGTCGCGGAGACCCCCGACGACGAGCACACCGAGGCCGAGGAGGCCGACGAGCCCGCCGACGACGGGGCCGACGAGCCCGACGAGCCCATCGAAGCTGCCAAGGTTGCGACTCCGCCCGCCGACGATAGCCGGCGGCGCATGGGCCGCCCCATTCAGTCGCCCGGCTTCCGGGCGTACCTGCAACGGGCGAACTGCGCGACAAGCGTAGTCGCCAGCCTCCCCTCGATGGTGCGTATGGTCCTGCGGGGGATCGGCGTCGAGGGCGCCGACGCCCCCGCGGAGAGCATCGAAGCGGCCCGGGCGGAGTACGAGCGGGGGGTCGCCTGGATCACCCAGACCCGCCCGAAGTCGGCCTATTCCGGCTTTTTCGGCGCGTGGCGCCGGTGGGCGCGGTTCCGGGGCTACGTCCCGGACGATCGGCGGAGGGGATCGGTCGCGGAGGATCTGCGCGCGGAGATCCGCGCCTTCCTGGGTCCGCCGGTCTCGACCGCGCCCGCGATCCCGGGTCTCTCCCCGCCGCCGTCGCTGGACGCGGCGCGGGTCCGCAAGGCGCGGATCGGGCTGCTGGCCGTCGCCCGCTGGCTGCACCCGGACCCGTCCCAGGCAACGATGATCGAAAGCCTGCGGCGCTACGAGGGCGCCGGCGCGGCCGACTGGCAAGCCGTCGCCGTCGCGCTGCCCCAGGGCACCGGAGCGATCGGGCTGGGCCTGCTGCCCCCGGCGCTGCTCGCCGCGGCCCGCGCGTTCGCCGGCGACACGCCGGGCACCCCGATCGTTCCTTTCCGGCCCGGCGGACGGCCCGCGAGCGCCCGGACGATCGAAGCCTGGGGCGAGGGGGGCGCATGACGGCGCCCGCGGGGCCTTCGCGGGGGGCGGACGGGAAGCTCCGACCCTGCGGGACGTGCCCGTGGCGGCGCACCACGACGACGGGGAAGATCCCCGGCGGGGGCATGTGCCACGCGGCCCGGCCGAAAGTAGAAGACGAGGGCTGGACCGTGATGGCCTGCCACCTGAGTACCGACGCCGCCCCCGTGGCCTGCGCGGGCTTCGTGGACGCCGAGCGGCGCGGGGGCGCGCGAAACCGAGGACTCCGGCTGGCCTTGATCGCCGGCTGGGTTTCGCTGGACGACTACGCCGAGCTTGACCCGGCGGAAGTCTACCCGACGATCGGCGCGATGTTCGACGCCCACCCGGATCGGCCCCAGGACGACGTTCTGGACGATCAGATAGAAAGTTAGGCGATCCGGCTTGCGCGTTTCCCGAGATCGCATAGGTTGTCAATGTCGGCGGGCAACGGAGCCCGCGACACTCCCCCGGAGACCGCTATGGCCCTTGTCAGTCGCCTTCAGGCCCTCGACGCGCACCTTTCCACCGCCGGCTTCCGGGGCTACGCGACCCCGAAGACGCTCGCCCGGGCGATGCGGGCCTTTGAGGACCGGATCCGCCGGGACGGTTTGGAGGATCTTTACGAGATCCACCAGATCAAGAGCGGGCCGAACGCGGGCCGGTGGGTCGGTCTGATCGTCCTGGGTCCGTGGGAGGAGATGACGCAGACCCTTTGTTCATACGCGCAGCGGGGCCTTCCGATCTACCAGCACCGCGTCCCCGGGCGCATCCCGCCCGCCTAATCGAGCCCGCGCCCCGGACGGGGCGCCCCGTGATGGCCCGGTCGCCGGTCTATCACGGGGCACGCCGCCCACCTCACCACCACCACCACCGCCACCACCGACACGGAGACCGCCACCATGATCGCCACCACCACCGACGCCTACTACCTCCGCTGCAACGCTTCCGCGGTGCCGGATGGCCTCCGCTTCGACGTGCCCCGCCGCTTCCAGGGGCAGATCGTGGAATACAGCTTTGCAGATGCGACCCCGGGCCGCGGGGAGGCCGACGTGGGATCGGTCTGGAAGATGGTCACCGACCGCTCGGACCAGTCCGTTTGGTTCTCGCAGCGCCACATCGAGCTTCGGACGGCCCGCGCGGTTCGCACCTTCAGCGACGGCTCCCTCTGCCGGCGGTTCCGCGTGGCCCTCGGAACGGCCGTCGTCGAGGCGTGGGATCCGGTCGCGGACCATTGGACCACCTGCCACTCCCTCACCCCGCGTCAGGTTGCGGCCCTCCGCCGCGCCGCGGACTGACCCCGCCTGCCCCGCCCGACCTGGACGGGGCGCCCCGCGATGGACCGGCCGATCGCCGGTCCATCCCTGGGCGCTACGCCCTCGCCACCACTGGAGACCCCACCATGATCCGTCCCTGGACCTTTCCCCCCCTCCGCCGTGTGATCGGCGTCGTCTTCGGGCTGGCTGCCTTCGGGCTGGCCGTGTCCGGCGTGCCCGTCTGGCACGCGGCATGGATCCCGTGTGCCCTGATCGCGTTCCTGGCCCTGCTTCCGAAGGGCGCAGCATGAAACCCGCCGCCGTCACCCTGACCCTCTGGCCCGCGCTGCGGCGGGCTTTGATTGCGTACCCCATTCCGATCACGGGGGACGTGTTCGCGCCCTCCGGGCCCGTGATGCGCGCCGTGTTCGGCGTCTGCGGGACGGACGCCGTAGCCGTCGCTGGCGTCGGGGACCGCCTGGGAGGGCTCGCCATCTGCGCGCCCGGGGGCGCCGAAGCGTGGCGCGCGGAGCTTGGGCTGGAGCCCGCGCCCGGCGACACCGACGACACCGACGACACCACCGACACCACCGACCACCGCCGCAAGGTGACGCCGTGAGACGCCGTACAGACTCGACCAACGCAAAGGGCGCAACCGTGCAGGGTTTCGGGTTTGATCCGAACATCGAAGCGGCCCATTTCCGCGTCGATTGCGCCGCGGACGGCGAGACCGTCTGCGTCTACGATAGCCTCAGCGAGCAGACGGGCGACGGCCTGCGCCTGACGCTGCGCCGCGACCTCTGGGACGCCATCGCCCCGGCCGTGACCGACGAGTATAACCGGCGTCTGCGGGGCATCGGACTACCGCGGGCCCGCTGGGCTTCCACCGGCGCGACCTACGTTGCGCGCGTGCTCGGGAAGGAGTTGCTGGTGCTCGCCTGGGCCATCGAGGAGGAGGAGCCCGCAAAGGTTCCGACCGCGATCGCTAACTGGCTGGCCCTGCTGCCTGAAGAACGTTGGTGGCTGCACACGATGGCATCGACGGCGAGCAAGAGCGCGGGAGATCGCCGGGGCTGGCGCTGCGCCCTGCGTTTCGCCCTCTGCGAAACCGAACCGCCGTCTGCGGCTGCGGAGCGGGCGTCAATCGTGGAGTACCTGCGTAGTCCCTGCATCGACGGCATCATCGAAGAAGCCTGCGTCATGGCCGCCGATCAGATCGAACGTGGCGAGCACCGCCGCAAGGAGGAGAAGTGACCACCGAACCGTGCCCGACTTGCAGGGGGGTGTGCTGCGTGAACAAGTATGGCAGCCCTGTGGATCACGGCTCCGCACTCGCCCTACACTCATGCCCCAAGTGTGACAACGGTCGCGCGCCGTCAAGCGCGCCGTCAAGCGCGCCGGCGAGGATTGACACCGGAAACCGGAAAGCGTAAACCTGATCCGCGCGTACCTTGCGCGTTCACCGACGAGGGAAAGACAATGCACAATCTGGACACGAAAGCGATCCGCCGGGGCCTGGATCTCGCCCAGGACCGGCTGCTGGCCTGGGACGCGATCCGCGGCCTGTTGCTTGACGAGGGGTACGACGTGGGGAGCCTGCCCGGCATGATCGCCCAGCTTCGCGGCGCCGGCGCACAGCCCCGCCTGCCCGGCCGCCGCAAGGTCGAGGCCCCGAAGGAGACCCCGAAGGAGACCCCGAAGGAGGCCCCGAAGAAGGCCCCGAAGAAGGCCAAGGCGATCCGCGCCGCCGCCCCGGTGCCTGCACCCGCCCCGGTGCCTGCACCCGCCCCGGTGCCTGCACCCGCGCCCATCGTCGCGCCCGCGCCCGTCGTGGAGCGCGTGAACGTCGGTCTGGTCCGGGTGACGATCGGGGACGTGACGATCGAGATCGTGAGCAAGTAGGCGAGCGGGAAGCGAGCCAGCGGGCGGGCGTACCTGTTGCGCCCGCCCGCTTTGTGCTGGGCGACGATCGAGGGGAACAGAAGGTTAGGCGATCGGGCTTGCGCCTTTCCCGCGATCGCATAGGCTGTCAGTGTCGGACGTTCCCCCGACACTGGAGCCCACCATGACCGCTACCCTCGCGATCCCCGCTTCCATTCGGGGGGCCGTCGCCCCCTTCCTGCGCGCCTTCATCGGCGCGCTTCCCCCGATCGCCGTCACCGGCGCGCTGCGCTGGAGCGTCGAGGGGGAGGCCCTGGTGGTCGAGATCGACACGGGGGGCGGCGTGGTCTTCGCCACGTTCACCCGGGAGACCGGCGACGACGACGACGACGGCGCCGCGTTCACCGGGACGATCGGCTGGGGAGCCGATCACGGCGACGACGACGAAGACGGCGAGCCCGAGGAGGCGCACACCCTGGCAGCGGCCGATCCGGCCGCGCTGGGGGCGGCGCTGGGGGCCCTGGTGCCCGGCGACCGCCCGGAGACGAGCGAGGACTACGACGGCGAGGGCGACGACGGCGAGCCCGCGCCGTGGGCGGCGCGTGACTTCCTGGCGACCCTGATCGGAGAGATCCCCGAGGCCCCGATCGGGGACGTAGACGGCGCCGGCATCACCGGCCCGTGGCTGGTCTCCATCCCGGGCGCCCCCCTGGTCGAGTTCGGGGCCTACAACGAGGAGGGCCCGCTGGGCCCCGCCTGGGAGGCCATCGTCAACCGGGAGGACGCGGACGGGTGCGTGCCCGCCTGGGTCGGAGACGACCCCCGGGAGATCGCCATCGAAGCCGCCCGCGCCTTCGCCCGCGCCCTCACGGGTGCCCGGTGACGGTCGAGATCGGCTGGGAGACGGGCGGCGCCCCCGTCGTCCTGCGCGTGGTCCGCCTGCCCGGCCGCGCCGGCTGGCACGTCGGCGCCCGGTGCGAGGGCGAGGCCCGGGGAGAGGATCGGGTCTTCGCCCGCAAGGCCGACGCGATCGCCTGGGCCACGATCCGGCGGATCGACGCCGAGATCGACGCCGGACACGCGATCGCAGACGATGACGACTAAGTTAGGCGATCGGCTTGACGTGCTGGACCCGATCGCATAGGCTACAAGTGTCGGGGGGAGACAAGCCCACCGACACCACCACCACCGGAAAGACCATGAAGACCGCCACCGCTACCGCCCCCGCCGCCCGCGCCGCCGCCGCCGCCCTCGCCGCCAAGGCGGCCTACAAGGAAGCCCTCTCCAGCGTGGAGACGGCCACCGCCGCCCATTATCGCAAGTTCGCGCATGATGCCATGCTCCGGGCGTGCCTCAACGACGGCCGCGCCGCCGCCGCCGTCGCCCGCGCCGTCGCTGCAACCTCCCCCCGCGCCGCCCGCCGCGCCGCCGCCGAGGCCGTCGAGTTCGCGGAGATCGCCCGCGGCGCCGCCGACGAAGCAGCGTTCTGGGCGGCGGGGGCCGTTGAGGCCGCCCGCTGAAGCCCACCACCACCACCGACCCGACCACCACCGGAGCCCACCACCATGACCGCCACCGACACCACCGATTTCTTCGCTGCCACCGCCGCCGCCGACGCCGCCGCCGCCGACAAGGCCAAGGCCGCCGCGGTCAAGGCCGCCGCCGCCGTCAAGGCCGCCGCCGCCGCGGTCAAGGCCGCCACCGACGCGGCCAAGGCCGCCGCCTGGGCGGCGGCGGCGGCGGAACACAACGCATGGCTGGCGGAGACGCCCGCCGAGGAGGCCGCCTGGGCTGCGGTGCAGTCCGCCGCGTGGGCCGTCGCCTCCGTCCTCACGGACGCCGAGGGCGCCGCGGCCCGTGGGGTGCTGGCCCTGGACGCCCTCGACGCGGCGCTGGCCGCGGTTCCCGCCCCCGCCCCCGCCCCCGAGCTTTCGGCCGTCCTGGAGCGCCTGCGGGCGGACGGGCTGGTGACCTACGCCTACCACAACGCCGAGGAGGAGCGGGTGACGGTCGTTCTGCCCCTCACCTACCGCAAGGGTGACCCGAACGCGGGTCTGGACGATGCCAGCCGCCTGCGGGCGGACGCCGTGACGGCCGCGCTCTTTGCCGCCGGCTGGGAGTGGTGGGACGCGCAGATGAACATCGGCGGGGGGGAAGCCTGGATCTATGTCCCCGAGACGCCCCCCGAGACGCCCGCCACCTGATCGCCGCCCCTTGACGGCGGAAGGGCCCCGGTTACGCTCCCGCGTCCGGGGCCTTGTCGTGTCTCGGAAGGAGGCCGCGTGGGAGTCTGGCTGGTCGAGGACGAGGGAGCGGGCGCGGGCCCGCGGAAGGTGGAGATCGCCACCGGGGCCGGGGGCCCCGAGCTTGACGTGGCGACGGCCTGCGCGGTCGCGCACCGCCGGCTGCACGGGGCGACGGGGAGCCCGGCGAGCGGGGCCTTCCACGTCCGGCTTCCGTCCGGGGAGCGGATCCGCGTGGTCTGGGCGTGGTCGGGGCACTACCTGGAGTGTCTGGACGCCGAGGAGATCGACTGGCCGATCGAGGAGGGTACGCCATGACCCGGGCCGATGCGAACATGGATCGGGTGCAGCTTGCCGCGCTGGCCGCGCTCCAGCCCGAGCCCGCGCCGACGCCGGGCACCGGCGACCTCTGGCTCGACGTGATCGCGCGCACGGCGGATCCGACGCTGCGGGCCCTCTACGAGACGCGCCGCCGGCAAGGGTTGGAGCGGTACGGCGTGCCCTTGCAGCGGGACAACGGCCGCGATCATCTGGTCGATGCGTTGCAGGAGGCGGTCGATCTGGTCGTCTACTTGGAAGCTGCGGATCAGCCGGGGCTCCAGCGGAGGGCCGCGGATCTGGTCTCCGCGTTGTGGTCCGTGCTGTCTGCCCGGGGCCTGCTGGGCGCCGCGCCTGCCCGGGGCCCGCTGGGCGAGGGTGCGCCGTGACCGCGGCGCCCTTCGGCTACGCCACGCAGATCCGCGCGACGGCCGGCGGAGAGACCGCCTGGGCGGTCCTGGACGATCGGGGGACGATCCTGGGGGCCGGAACCGCCCCCACCGAGCAGGACGCGCGGAAGGCCGCCACGCGGGCCGTCCGCCGCGCCCGGGGGCTCCCGGTCTGGGAGGCGCACCGCGGGGCCTGGACGGCCTCAGACCGCGCCGGCCGGACGCTACGGGCCGAGCGCGAGGGCGAGGGCTGGACGTGGGCGGCCTACCTCGACGGCGAGCTTCGGGCCGCGGGCAAGGCGACCGCGTGGGCGGAGGCGCGGGAGGCCGCGAGCGCCGCCTGGGAGGCGCTGGGCTGGATCTCCCGGTAGCGCCCCGAGGCGCCCGGAGCGCCCCGAGGCGCCCCGGGCCGGGCGGGGCCCTACTCGACCAGTCCGGCCTTGCCGTCGTGCTGGACGACGCCGATCAAGATCATCACGGCGAGCATCCGGGCCGCTTCGCAGATTTTCGCGTGCTGGTAGGCGAAGACGAGGCGCCCATCGAACGTGGCGCTGGCGCGATACTCGCCGTTGTCCCGGTGCTGGTGGACGTGGAAGGCCCAGGGGAGCGCGTCAAGGTGATCGTGCCCGTGGGCGTCTCCGAGCGCGTCCCAGGCGGTCCCCAGAACGTACTCCGCCCATTCCTGACAGTCCTTGTCGTCGTGGTGGGTGTCGGGGCGAGCCCGGCGGAAGATCGGCATCGTTAGATCCCTGCGGCGCGGTCGGCGGCGCGCTGTTCTTCGATCGCGCGCACCTCGGCGGAATAGCCCAGGTGGACGGCGACGACCTCGCACTCGATCCCGGGGAGCATGGACGGGCCCATCGAAGCCAACACGTCGCCGTCCGCCCATTCGGTACGCGCCAGCCCGTTCGGGTGGTAGCTCTCGGTCTGCTTGCCCGGGCCCCAGGCCGCTTGTAGGGTCTGCTCCAACGCCGCGCACGTCGGGTAGTCGCGAACGCGGATCACGGCGCCGTACAGCCGGCCGTGACCGTAGGCCCAGGCGGTGAGGAGCTTCAGGTCGCCCACCTTCTGATCGCAGCCGCCCCACCGCGTCAGGGGCTCCGGGTTGGGGATGCAGTTTGCGCCGGGCGCGGGGAAGGGCGATCGGGGGCCCCAGGTCTGGCCGAGGATGCCCTGGGCGAGCTTGCCGGCGTGCGCCGGGGCGAGGAGGGCGAGGAGGAGGGAAAGGATCGGCATGGTGGATGGTCTCGTTGTGGTGGGTGTCGCGGGCTGGGTTGGTGGGTGTCGCGGGCTGGGTTGTCCCCAGGTTGGGGATCGCTTGTGGATGGTGCGACGGGCCGCCCGCGGAAGCCCGCCCCCGAGGGCTACTCGATCGCGTCGTCGGTGCCGCGGGAGGCGCAGACGGGCAACGTCTCCGGGGCCGGTTCGGGGGCCGGTTCGGGGGCCGGTGCAGGCAGACGCGGGCCCATCAGGACGCCCTCGACCTCCGGGTATACCGAGAACAGCCGGACCTCATGGCCCAGCACGTCGCGCCACTGACGCACCCGCTCCCGGGAGACGCCCATCCGGGCGCCGATCGCCGGGGCCGGTACGCCGTTCTGGAAGTCGGCCAAGAGGGCGACCAGCGCGCCCTTGCCGTACTTTCCCATGATGTTCCGGGCGACCCGGGCGGCGAGGGCCCGGGCGGCGAGGGCTTGGAGCGAAGACTTGTCAGATCCCATCGTCGTTTTCCTGTGCTGCCAGATTGAGGGCGTCGAGGATCGACGCAGCGAAGCGGGCGGGATCGTCGTCGGCGCCGCTGAGCGCCCGGGCGGCGCCTTCCAAGCCGTCGAGGCCCACCAGGGCCTCCACGGCGGGGAGCTTGTCGAGCAGGATGCTCGCCAGATGCTCGTCGGCGGTGCCTTCCGCGATCGGATAGTAGATGGTGACGGGGCGATCTTGCCCGAGCCGGGTAAAGCGGCCTTCCCATTGGTCGAGTTGACCGGGGGTGTAGGGGAGCAACGCGAAGATCGCGGCGTCGGTGCATTGGAGCCCGTCGATGCCCGTACCCCAGGCTTCGCCGGTCCCGACCAGAACGCACGGGCCCGGGTGGGCGACGTAGGCGGCGAGCATCGCGCGGCGCTCCTCCTGGTCGTCTCCGCCGTGGCCGCACCAGACCGCGCAGCCGTCGAGCTTGCGGAGCGCCTGGGCCAGATCCTCGCAATCCTGCCGGCGCGCGGTGAAGATGACGATCTTGTGGCCGGTCTCGGCGTGCTCGCTGACACGCGCCACGATGGCCGACCGTTTCGCGCTGGCCGCCATCGCCAGCCGGGCCTCCAGCAACGCGGACGGGCCCGATCGCTCCGCGGAGGCAAGGGCGCGCTGCCAGCCGCCGGACGGCTTGACCTGCTGGGAGGGCGGGACATACCACGTCTGGCGGCGCTTCGCGGGCAGGCCGGCGCGGGCCTCCGCGCTGCTGACGTGATGGAAGACGTACTCCAAGCGGCGCAGTAGCTCCTCCTCGTTGCTTTGCCCGGAGTCGTCCAGGCCGCCATACTGGCCGGGCTTGCCGTCGCAGTAGCGGAGGGCGAAGGCGCGATAGGGCCCCCACGATCCGGGCTCGATCAGGTCAAGCTGGCCCCACAAGTCGCGCACGCGGTCGGGGATCGGCGTGGCCGTCGTGGCGAGCCGGCGCGTGCAGGCTGCGGCGAGCCGGGCGGCGCTCTCCGCGACGTTGCGGAGGGGGACCAGCCCCACCTCCTCGTCTGGATACTCCCGGTCGGGCTTGACGGAGCCGCCTTGTGCGCGCACGCGGGCGACGGCTTCGGCGTAGCCGGGATCGTCGCGGGCGGGGAGGATCACCCGCTCCCACCGCTTGCTCGCCTTGCCTTTGTGGCTCTCGTCCCAGACGACGGAGACGGGCTGGAGCGCGAGCAGATCGTCCACTACATCGGGCAGGCTCTCCCAGCCGACGACGACGATCGGATCTTGTCCCTTGTCGGCGCACCATGCGACGTATTCCGCGAGGGTCTGCCAGCGATCGCGCTTGCGGACCTCCGCCGCGGGCTTGACCGGGAAAGCGGCCCAGCGGGTGAACCGCTCGACCTCCCGGGCGTACTGCGTGCGCGTGGCGGCGCGGGTGACGATCACCGCGGGGCCCGGGACGGCGACGGCCCAGGCGATCGCGGTCCAAGTCTTCCCCGATCCGGTCGGATGGTGGAGCAGGGCGCCGTAGCGGGCGAGGGCGAAGCCGAGGCCGTCGCGCTGGTAGGCCGTGGCCCACCCGTCGAGATAGCCGGGGCGGATCACGTCTTCGACGGCTTCCCGAATGATCTCCCAGGCCGTCCGGGCGTCGGGCCCGGGCAGGCCGTAGCGCGGCAAGGGCTCGCCCAGCAGGGCGGAAAGCGCATCGAGGGCGTGCCAAGGCACGCTGATCCTGGACCCCCAGACCCGGACGCCGGGGATCACGTCGGCGCCGGGCACGGCCGGGAAGTCGAGGGCGAGGGATGGCGGACGGCGACGGGGCGGCATGGCCCACCCCTACCGCCGGGCTATGGGTGTGTCAAGGGCGCAGCCCTTGACGCCGGGGGCTCGCCCGGTGTAGACCTTGACCGCCGCCGCCACCACCACCACCACCACCGGGCACCGATGATCTCCGAAGCTGACGCTTGGTGGGCCGTACCGCCCGCCGGCTGGGTGCATGACTACATGCGCCACGCCGTCAAACAGACGACGGCCCCCGCGGGCTACCATCTCGCCACGGCGCTGTCTTTGCTCGCCGTGACGACGCCGACCTCCTACGGGCACCGCTACGCGGGCGACCTGTACGGCAACCTCTACGCCTTGCTGGTCGGCCGATCCGGCGAGGATCAGAAGTCAACGGCGCTGGGGATCGGTCTGGAAGTCTTGCAAGCGGTAGATCCGGCCTTGATCGGCCGGCAACCCGGATCGTGGGAAGGCTTGATCGACTCGCTGGCCGACCAGCCGAGGCAGATCATCCGATACTCCGAGTTCGGCGCGTTCCTGGCGAAAGCGCAGAAAAAAGGCGGGTACTTTGAGCCGCTGAAGGCCCTACTCACGGATCTCTGGGATTGCACGCCTCAGTCCCGAGTGAAGGCGAACGGAAACGGGGCGTCTGTGCCGCACCCGCGCCTTTCGATCTTCGCGGCGTGCTCGCTGCCTTATCTGGAGCAGCACACCGATCCGCACGACTGGAGCGGCGGTTTCATGGGCCGGTGGGCGGTGATCTACGCGCGCCGGGAGCGGACGGATCCCGATCCGGTGGGCGACCCATCGCAGATCCCGGTGCTGGCCGAGGCGCTGCGGATCCGCGCGCAGCAGACGCAGGTAGCGCCGTGCATGGGCTTGGACGACGAGGCCCGGGCCCTCTGGACAGAATGGTACTTTGACCTCGACGCGCGGAAGATCCCCGAAGTGATCGCCGGCGCGAAGACCCGCGCCCCGACGATCGCGCGCAAGGCGGCCATGCTGTACGCCTGGGACTTCGGGGAGCCCTTGCAGGGCGTCCCCTGGCGGCTGGGCGTTCATCATCTGTCGTGGGGGATCCGGTTTGCCGAGCTTCATCTGGCGAGCGTGATCGGCATCGCGGACAAGCTGGCCGAACACCCGGAAGCCCGCCTCCGCCGGGACGTGTTGGAGACGATCCCGCTGGGATCTGCCCGGTCCCTGGGCCAGATCCTCCAGATCACCAAGCTGAAAAAACGCACCCTGGCGGAAGTGTTGGAGGGGCTGGTCCTCGACGGCTCCCTCCGCGTGTACGCCGTGTCTGCCTCACCGGCCGACGCGCTCTATGAACGGCCCGCGCCCGCCGCGGAGTGACCGCCGCGCTCCCTGCCCCTGCCCGACGAAGGAACCGCCATGCTCCCGCCTCTGCTGCGTCTCCCGGACTACCTGATCGCCTCCTCCGCGCCGCCCGACGAGGCCGCGCGCATCCACCGCGCGCTGCGGCGCCGGCAAGCGGACGGGCTGCGCGCCGACTTCGACCGGCTCGGCCTGTTGTCGGCCGGCGTGCGCCTGGACGATCCCGCCTTCGATCTCGACGCGCCCGAGGGGGAGGCCGTCATCGTGTCGGCGCTCTACGCGGCGCTGGGCGCGACCTGGGGGGCGATCGCCCTCAACCCTGAAGAATGGTCGGCCCTGGCGGACCTGTTGGGGTACTCCGACAACCGGGAGGCGCCCGCGCTCCGGCCGCCGCACGGCGAGCGCCGCGTGGTCGAGGTCGTCTGGTGCCAGGGCTGGACGGTTCGGCTGGTCGAGATCCGCCCGGGCGCGACGACGCGCTACCGGCTGGCCGGGCCGTGTGCCGATCGGGTCTCGGCGCTGGTCGGCGCCGTCCGCTGGGTGGCCGTGCGCGCCGCGTCCGGCGTGGACGGCCCCGCGGACGGCCCCGTGGTCGAGGTGGGCCAGTGACCGCCGCCGACGATCCGCGCCTGCTGTTCACCGGCCCCAGCCCGTTCGGCTGGCACCGCTACGAAGCATTCATGCGCTGCCCGGCGTCCTACGCCTTCGATCAGGAGGCCCGCGCCCGGGGCGACGTGAACGACGCGCCCGCGCTGGTGCAGGGGACGCTGGTACACCTGGGGCTGGCGCACCACTACGCGCGGCGTCGGGCGGAGCAGAACCCGGACGATCCCAGCCTGGACGCGGCGCGGGATCTGTATCGGCCCGGGGAAGCGGTCAAGGCGCTGGCCGAGCGGGAGATCGCCACGCGGACCAGTCCCGCCGCCCGCGAGGTCTGGCAGACGGCCGCCGCGACGGCGCAGCGGGTCGTGTCGGCCTACGCCGTCCACTACGCGGCCGAGCGCCTGCGGGTGGAGGCCGTGGAGGAGGTCTTCGCGCTCGACCTGGGCGACGGGGCAGCGTTGACGATGCGGATCGATCTGGTGGCGAGCGACCGGCAAGGCAGGATCTACCTGATCGACCACAAGACCACCGGCCGGCTCACGTCAAACCATCCGGTGCAGTACGGCGCCTCCGGCCAGTTTCTCGCCTACTCGACGCTGGGCCGGTTGCTCTGGCCCGATCGGTTCGGGGGCTTGATCCTGAACATGATCGAGATCCAAGGGGAGCGCACGACGTTTGACCGGCCCGCCATCCAGATCGGCCCGGGCAGGCTCGCCGCGTTCATCCCCTCCGTGCGCGACGTGGCCCGGCGAATGGCCGCGCTCCGCGACGTGCCCGCGGCCGACTGGCCCCGGAACACGACGGAAAACACCTGTTGGACGCGCTACGGCGCGTGCCCGCACCTGGGCGTCTGCGGGGCGACGATGCCGACGCAGGCCGATCGCGCCTGACCCGATCGCGGCCGACCCGCGCGATCGCCCTTGACGCCGGAAGGACGCAAGGGTACACCCTGAACACCACCACCGAGCAGCAGATGACAACCACCACCAAAGGCAAAGAGCCCGCGTTCGTCCTCGTTTACGGGCGTTCCGGCATCGGCAAGACCAGTGACACGGGCTTCAGCTTCCCCGGGGGCGTGTTCCTTGCCGCCCCGGGCGCGCTCAAACCGCTTCCGGCGCTTTGCGGCTATGAACCGACGCAGGTTCAGGTTGGCACGATTGAGGAGGCGACGGCTGCGATCTCCGCCGTTGTCAAGACCGGCGGGTACGACTCGATCATCGTGGATGACTTCTCGTTTCTGGCCGAGCAGACGATGGCCGCGCTGGAGCGGAAGCACACCGGGTTTGCCGTGTTCGGCCACCTGCGGGATACCGTGCTGGCCTTTCGGCAATCGGCCCGCTACGCCGGCCTGCACGTCGTCGTCAACGCCTGGGAGCGCCAGCCGAAGATGAACAACGGCGTTTTTTCGCGGGGCGGCCCGGACCTGACGGGCAAGCTGCCCGAGCAGTTGCCGGCGATGTGCGATCTGGTGCTGCGGGCCGACCGCGAGGAGGGCCGGACGCCCTGGGCCGGCGTCTACCGGGTGAACGGGGGCGCGCAGTACGTCGGCAAGGACCGGGACGCGGGCACGCCCGACCCGGCGCCGATGAACCTGGGCGAGATCCTGCGACACAACGGCTATGCCGTCCAGCGTCTCGCCGGCCTCGACTGGCAGGAGGACGTGGTAGAAGACCTCGCCCTCCGGCTGTTGGCCGAGCCCGCGAAGAAAGAGCAGGATCGCATGGTGGAGGCGACGTACTCCGACCTGATGGGCCACGGCATCGACCACCGCCACGCCTATTGGACGTGTCGGGATGGTCTCGACCGGGCGATGCTCCGCCGCGCCGCCGCGGCCCGGCGGTCTACGTTCTTCGGCCCGAAGCCGACCGGCGCCGCGGGCCTGCTGGCTGGCGGCGCGGCCTCGACGCCGACCGCTGCGACCGTCGCGGCGCCTTCCAAGACTTGATCTGCCCGCAAGGGCTCAACCGCCCCGCAAGGGGCACCACCGGCCCCGGAAGGGGCACCACCGCAAGCAGAGAGACAAGACCATGATCTTCCTCGATTTCTCCGATGTTCCCCTCAGCGATGCCGCCGGCGGCGCGCTCCCCGATGGCGTGTTCCCGGTCCTGGTGAAGTCCGCGGCCGTCGTCGCGAACGAGGGCAAGGCGCCTCAGATCGAGTTCATCCTGACGATCACTGACGAGCGGTACGCTGGCATCGAGCGCCGCACCTGGATCGGGCTGGTCCCCTCCGACGAGAGCAAGCGCAAGGGCTTGATGCAGGTCTGGGGCGCGGCGCTCATGTCGATCGGCGTGGACGCCGAGCAGATCAAGGCGATCGGGCGCATCGACGCGAACGAGATCCCCGCGATCTTCACCGGCCGGGAAGCGTACATCGAGCACACGGCGGGCAACCAGGACGCGGGCACCAAGACGCGGATCAACCTGATCAAGCCGTCCGCCTACGAGGTCCGCCGCGCCGCGCAGGAGGCGAACGGCGGGCCCGTCGCCGCCGCCCCGGCCGCCGCGCCCGTCGTCGCCGCCCCGGTGATCCCCGTCCAGCGCACGGTCCAGGTTCCGGCCGCCGCCGCTCCGGTGATCCCCGCCGCCCCCGTCGCTGCCCCGGCCGCCGCCCCCACCGCCGGCAAGCCGGCCGGCGGTCTCGCGGCGCTGCTCCGCAAGAAGTAGCCGCCCGGGCGTGGCCCGTCCCGGCCGAAGGCCGGGGCGGGCCCACCGCGGCCCCCCGCCTCACTCGCACCACCCCCGAGCCATCCCATGCAAGACCACCCGTACACCCTGGGCGGGGCAAGCATGATCCCGGCGAGCAAGGCGGCGGCCGCGGCGGCGGGGTGTCGCTGCGAGGATTGCCCGCTGCGGGACGCGGCGGGCCCGATCTGGCCCGAGCAAGGCGCGGGCGCGCAGGTCGTCGTGCTGGGAGACCACCCGGACGGCGCCGACGTGGCGCAGGGGCGGCCCTTCGTCGGCCCCGCGGGCCGGGTGCTCGACGATGCGCTTCGGTCGGCCGGCGTGGGCCGTGGCGGCGCCCGGCGCGGGTTTGCGGTGCTCTGCCAGCCCCCAGACAACAACATGAAGCGGCTGGTCGCGCAGGTACGCGCGCAGAACACGGCGCGCATGAAAGGCAACGCGGCGCGGGCGGAGCGTGGCGAAGACCCGCTCCCGCCGATCCCGTTGCCCGTCGATGCGTGTCGGGGTCAGGTGGCCGCGTTCCTTCGCGGGGGGCCCGGCTACGTCCTGGCCGCGGGTCCGCTTGCCGCCGAGTCGCTGCTGGGCTCCGGCGCGGCCCTGGGGGCCATCCGGGGGGCCATTCTGGACGGGCCGCTGGTCCGGCGGCCTTCGGGGGCGCTGGCGCTGCTCGACCCTTCGACGCCGGCGGAGGTTCGCGCCGAGCGCGGCGTCGAGGTGCTGGCGGAGGCCCGGATCGTCCCGACGCTCGCGCCGGACTACGTTCTGTTTTCGCCCCGGTGGACGGAGACCTTCGCCCGAGACGTGGACCGGCTCGCCCGCTGGCGGCATGGCCGGCTTGCCTGGAGCGATCCGGCCGTGGTCTTCCACCCGCCGCCCGCGCAGCTTGCGGCGTTCCTGGCCGGGCCGGGCCCGTACACCTACGACGTGGAGACGGACGGGATCGAGGCGCTGAGCGCGAACGCGCGCTGTGTCGGCATCGGGACGGGCGACGTGGTGATGCTGGTGGGGGTCCGCCCGAAGGACACGCCGGCCGACGCGCCCGATTGGCTCGCGGAGACGCGCTGGTACACGCCCGAGCAGATGGCGGAGATCAAGGCCACGCTCCGCGCGTTCTTTGCGGACCCGGAACGGCTGAAGGTGGGCCACAACGCCGGATATTACGATCGTCTGGTGATCCGCCGGTGGCTGGGCGTCGATCCCGAACCGACGCTGGACACGATGCTCCTGCACCGGCTGGCGGAGAGTGAGCTACCGCACGCGCTGGGCTTCGTCGGCTCCAAGTATACCGACGTGCGCGCGTGGAAGGCCGACCGGGCAGGCCGGAAGATCGCCGTCGATGCCGAGACGGACCATGAACTGCACGCTTACTGCGCCCTCGACGTGGCGGTGACGGCGCGCGTGCTCGATCCGCTGGTTTCCGACGTGGCCCGGCAAGGCCAAGCGGACTTGATCGCGTCGGACCATGAGGTACAACGGGTCTGCGCGGATATGCACGCGGTCGGAATGTATGTCGATCAGGACGTGCGCGGCGCGGTGGAGCGGTCGCTGCTGGCCGAGACGATCCGACTCCGCGACAAGCTGCGCGACGTGACCGGGCGGCCCGATCTCAACCCGGGCAGCACCTACCAGCTTCGCCGGCTACTCTTTCAGGAATGGGGGCTGTCCCCGCCGCTGGACGACGAGATCCGGTTTACAGCATCGGGCGATCCGAGCACGTCCGATGACGTGGTGCGCTCCCTGCTGCTGGGCGCGACCCTCACCGAGCAGCAGCGGGTGTTTATCAAGGCCCTTCGGAAGTACCGGCGGGCGATGAAAGAGCTTGGAACCTACGTCGTCAAGCTGCGGCCCATGACAGAGGCGATCGCCGGGCTGGGCTGGGACGCCGACCGCTACGCCGGCGGCGAGGATGCCGAGCTTGCGGGGCGCATGGCGGCGGAGGCCGACGCGAAGGGCTACGGCGAGCGGGGGATCGTCTGGTCGGATGGCCGGATGCGCCCGGGCTATAACGCGCACGTCGCGGTAACTGGCCGGCTTTCGTCGTCGGCTCCGATCAACGCGCAGAACTTCCCCAAGCACCTACGGAAGATGGTACGGGCGGCGCCCGGAAACGTCCTGGTGGGCGCGGACGCGGACCAGTTAGAGCTTCGGATCGCGGCGGCCCGGTGGGGCCTTCGGCGCTATCTCGACGCCTTCGACCAGGGGATCGATCCGCATTCGATGGTGACGGCGGCGGCGATCTTCGGGGACGCCTTTCTGTCCTGCAAAGGTTGGCCCGGGCCCGAGAACGGCGGCAAGTGGTCGGACGATGCGTATAACTTCCGACAGCTTGCCAAGATCATTCAGTATGCCTTCCAATACAAGGCGAGCGTGGAGACGGGCGCGCGGATCATCCAGAGCACCGAGCTTGACGACGGTTCGCTCCCCTACGCCCACCTGACGGTCGCGAAGGTCCGACAGATGCGCGAAGCGTGGCTCCGCGGGGTGCCCGAACTGGAGCGCGGCTGGGACCGTGAGATCCGTTTCTTCCGGGAGCATCACTTCATCCAGGAGCCCGTACACGGCCGCAAGCGGTTGTGTCTGGACGGGGAGAACCCGAATGAGCTTGTGAACTTCCCGATCCAAGGCTCCGCGGCCGGGCTTATCAACGACGCGATGATCGGGATCTGGAAGGACATACCCCTCCACCGCTGGGGCCCGGGGACGGGCCTACTCACGCAGACGCATGACGCGCTGGTGGTCGAGTGTCCGGCGGACGGCGCACACTTTGACGCGGACGCGAAGCGGTGGATCGTGCCCCCGGGCTCCATCCCGGCGCAGGTTCAGGAGATCATCGAGCACCACATGAACCGGGTACACCCGGCGCTCCCCGGCGTGGCCTTCACCGCAAAGGCCGACGTGGGTTTGACTTGGAAGGAGGTAGGCTAATGCACGACGAGCACGACAAGCACGACAACGAGGAGCCCGGGGACGAGGAGCCTGGGGACGAGGGCTGGGCGACGGGCGACCCGGACGACGCCACGCCCTACGCCTTCCTGGCGCACGCGACGGGCCAGGATGCCGCGCCTCAGACCCGCGCCGCAAGGCAGGCGCTCCATTCGCTGTACCCCAGCATCGGGATCATTCTGGCCCTCGATGCGTGGGTGCGCTGCGGCGCCGCGGCCGGCGGTTTCGCGGGCTGGGCCGACTTCGTGGCGGGCCTCCACCTGGACGGTCGGCCGCGTTTCCTGCTGCTGCTGGTCCCGGACGAGCGGGTGGGCCGGGTGACGGCCGATCTGATCCGGCGCTTCCTCGACGCGCAGCGGCCGGTGATCGCCTACCTGGGTGGCCGGCTCTGGTGGGTGGACGCCCTGATCGCAGACGACGAGACGGACTGGAAACGCGGCTGGCGCGTGGTCGGCGCCGAGCCCGTGACTGACTGACCCCCGACTGAAAGGAGCGAAACATGCCCGTCTTTGGCCCCGATGGCCTCCCCATCTTCGCGAACCGCGCGCCCGACGCGCCCCCCGCCGCGGCGCCCGAGCGCCCGATCGACCGCTTCCCCCGCCTGCCCGACGCCGATCTGGAGCAGATGGCCCGCATGGTCGAGGGGCTGGTACTCCAAGGCGCCCCGCTGGAAAGCACGGGATCGATCCCGATCCTGATCCTGGGCTCGCTGGTCCGCGCCGCCCGCGACTACTCCGCCCTCTCCGCTACGCTGGCCCCCGGCGGCGGCGCGGCGGGCCTCTCCGCGGGCGCCGTCCCCCCGGTCCCCGCCGTCGCTCCCCGAGACGACACCGGCGAATAATGGGCTGGCGGCCCCTTAGCGGCCGTGCTACCGTCTTCCCGGCCCTCCGCGTTGCGGGGGGCCGGCTGCTACCACCACCGACACCACCACCACCACCACCGGATCGCCATGTTGTTCGTCCAGAAAATCGAAGGCACGGTCAAGGGGCTGCGGGGCGAAGTCGCCCTGGGCCCCAAGACCCTGATCGTCGGCCCCAACGGGGCCGGCAAGTCGCGCATCGTCAACGCCGCCGAGCTTGCCCTGTCCGGGTGGGCCTCCGATGTTGTCGGCCGGCCGGTCGTCAAGGCCGGCGCCGACCTGATCGCCCTCGCCCCGCCCGACGAGCCGCTGGCGGCCCGGGCGACCCTCTCGGACGGCCGCACGGCGGCCTTCCGCGTCGAGCGCCGCCCCGGCGGGACGGCGAAGCCGGCGCACGCTCCGATCGCCGGGCTGACCGTGACGTACCCCGCGGTCGAGGCGCTGGCGGCGTTGCGCGGCACGACGGCCGCGGCGCGGGTTTTCGTCCTTCGCCACGCGGGGCTCGCCACGTCCATTGACGCGATCGCGGCGGCCATGCCCGGGACGGCGGCCGACCTGTTCCGCGCCGTCGCCGGCGCGCTCGACGGCGAGCCCGTGGATCGGCTGCTGGCGGCGCGGGAGCAGGCCGGGCGTCGGTTGCGCGCCGTGCGCGGCGAGATCAAGGCCCTGGAGGGCTTGCCCGGCGCCGACTACTCGCCCGGGAGCTACGAGACCGCCGCGGCCGAGGTTGAGGCGCTGCTGGCCGACCTGCCCCGGACGGGCCCGGTGATCGACCCCGCCGCGAACGCGGCGGCAAAGGCGGCAACGGAAGCGGAGATCGCCCGGCGCCGCTCCGACGCGGCGTTTTCGGACTACTCCCGCCTGGAGGGCATCGCCACCGACGCGGCCAACCGCGCGAACGGGGTAGACGAGGAGATCGACGCGCTGCTGGAGCAGATGGCCCAGGCCGGCATCGACCCGGACGGGGCCGACGACGAGGAGGCGGGCACGCCGCCCGCGCTCGACGCGCTCCGTACCGTCGTCTCCAGCATGATCGAGGCCGGCGCAGAGGATGGCTGCTGGGTCTGCGGGACGCAGGGGATCGAGGGCCGGTTGCCGTCGATGCTGGCCGACCTGGACGGCGCGATCGCCGGCTACGCCGAGCAGGCCGAGCAGGCGGTCCTGGCAGCGGAGGCCCGCGCGCATCTGGCCGGTCTTCGGGCCCAGCACGCGCGGCTGGTCGAGGAGGCAACCGGGGCCATCGCCCGGGCCGAGCAGGCCGAGCAGGCGGCCGAGCAGGCCGAGCAAGCCGCCCAGCGGGCGTCCATCGCGGCGACGGCGGCGCAGGCCGCGGTGCGCCCGGCTCCCGCGGCGGAGGGACGCCCCGACGCGGCCGATCGGCTCCGCGCCGCGCAGGCCCGGGCCGCAACGCTGGCGGCGGCCAAGGGCCGCGCCGAGGCGGCGGCGGAGGCGCGCGACAAGCTCGCCGCGGCCCGCGCTGAGGCCGCCGACCTGGAGCACCTGGACCGGGCGATCGGGGACGCGATCGAGGATCTGGTCCGCGGCGCTTCCGCCGCGTTCACCGCCCGCGTGCAGGCGTACCTGCCCGAGAGCGACCGCTTCGCCCTCCGCTTGCAGGACGGCAAAAGCGAGGTCTGCGACTTCGGGCTGATCCGCGACGGCGGGGCCCTGCATACGGCCTTGTCCGGCGCCGAATGGGCCCGGCTGCTGCTGGCCCTGGGCGCCGCCACGACGCCGACCGGCCCGGACGTGTTCGCCGTCCTGGTGCCCGAGGAGCGCGCCTTCGACCCGGCGACCCTGGCCGCGGTGATGCGCGCCCTTTCGGATGCTCCGGGGCAGGTGATCCTCACGTCGCCCGTTCGGCCGCGGGGCAAGACGCCGCGGGGCTGGACCGTGATCGAGGTCGGAACGGAGGCCGGCGAAGCCGGCGGAGAGGGCGCGTCGTGAGTGTGATCCGCCGTCGCGGGCGCGGGCCCGTACCCGCCCCGAAGGTCGCCATCCCCTCGCCCGACGCCTTCGCGGCCGAGCGGGGGCTGTCGCACGTCCGGCTGCTGGACCCGGAAGACGCGCCCTTTTTCGGCATCCCCGGGAATGAGGCCCCCGTGGTCTACGCGGCCCGGGACAGTGAGGGCTTGCCCTGCTGCCTGCTGTACGACCTGCTGGGTGCGTGGCGCAAGCTGCCTTGCCCGTCGCCGGTCTACCTGGGCCCGGGGCCGTCCCTGGACGCGCGCCGGCCCGGATCGGACTGGACCGAGATCGACCTGGAGCGCCGCGCGCCGGCCGCGTGGTTTGACGTGCGCTCGCCCTCGCCGGAGCACCCGGACGCGCGGGGCCGCGTGGCCCTCCTGGGCGCCTACCACTGGCGCCGGCACGCGCCGGGGGCGCTGAAGCCGGCCCCCACGGCCGCCGAGAAGCGCGCCGAGCGGGAGCGCCTGAAGGCCGTCGAGCGGGAGGCGAAAGCGGCCCGCAAGGCGGAGCGGGAAGCGCGCAAGACGGAGCGGGCGAAGCCTTGACCGTCCGGCGCCGGCATCCGACCGCGGACGACTTCGCGGACGCCGCGGTGATCGGCTGGCTCCGCGACGTGATCGCGGATCGGGTGCTGGCGCTGGCCGACGATGCCGCCGAAGACCAGCGGAGCGAGGGGAGGGCGGCGCGGGCGACCGCCGCCGCCGAGCTACACCGACTCGACCGGCTCCTCCGCGGCTGGCTCGACTCCATGCCGCCGGAGAGCGTCGAGGGGTACGATGCCGAGGATCGAGAGGGTGCCCTATGACGAAACCCGCGCCGTTGCTGACCGCTGATCCCCGGTTGCCCGCGTTCATCGCGGATCATGCCTTGACGCTCGCCCATCGGATGCGCCGACAGGTGGGCGGGGATGCCGACTGGAGCGCGCATCTGCGCCTGGGACGGGCGCAAGACTTCCCGATGGATCGGGACTTTGCGTATTGTTCCGCGGACCCGGCGACGGGGCGGATCGAGATCGTCCTGGCGCCGCGCATCGTGGCCGAGGCCGCGACGGCGCGGGGCCGAGACAGGATCTCCGGGCTGCTGCGGCATGAGTTCGCCCACGGGCTGTTGTTGTTGGCCGGGCTCGACCATTCCGAGCGGGACGCCGATCGGGTCGCCGCGGACGTGTTCGGCCTCCCCGTCTGGTATGACGCCGACGACGTGCAGACCGTCAACCCCAAGGCGCCCGGAGCCCGTCGCCCGCGGCCCGCCTACCTGCCCGCATGACGCGCCGACCTACCCGCCCGGCGCCGCCTGCGCCGCCGAAGCCCGAGCCGGCCGAGGCGGACCTTGCCGCGTTCGCGGAGCATCTGCGCGTGGACCTGGGGCTGTTGGAGCGCACGCGGCAAGCGTACACCGGGGTCATTCGGCGGGCCGGGCCCGATCCGGTCGGCGTGCTGCGTCGGCTGGTCGGCGCCCGGGCGCCCGAGGGGACGGTTCTTCAGGCCCGGGCGGCGGTGGGTCACTGGCTCGCCTTCCGGGGCCACGGGCCCGAGGAGATCGCCGCCATGCTCCCCGCGGCCCGGGGCCGCAAGAGCACCGAGCGGGACGCGCTGCCCGAGGAGGCCCTGGCGGTGTACCTGCGGCTGGTCGAGGCGGTCCCCGAGCCCGTTCGATCGGTCCTCGCGCTGCTGCCCCGGTCGGGGCTGCGCGTCTCCGAGGCTTGCGGGCTGCGCCGGTCTTCGACCGTCGAGCACCGCGGGGGGCTCGCCTTGCGGATCTATGGCAAGGGCGACAAACCGCGGACAATCCCGCTGGGCGCCGAGGGCGCCGCCATCGTTAGGGCCGCGCTCGCCGCGGCCGGGCCCGACAAGGACGCGCCCCTGTTCGCGGGGCGCCGCGGGCCGGTCTCGACCAACCATATCCGCGACTGGTGCGCCGTGCTCCGCGACCGGGAGGCCGAGCAGGCCGCCGCGGAAGGCCGCGCGCCGCTGCTGGGCGCGCTTTGCCCGCACGTCCTCCGGCACACCTACGCAACGCGCGCCCTGGTGGCCGGGATGGACCTACGGACGCTTCAGGTGATCTTGGGCCACGAAAGCATCAAGACCACCCAGCGGTACTTGCATCCGGGGCTTGACGATCTGGCCGTGGGCGTTGCCCGCGTGCCTGGGCTGTAACGACGACGAGGGGGGGCCATGAAGGACGACGAGAAGGACGCCGGGAAGCCGGGGACGGGCGACAACGGGCAGACCGCGGGCGAGCAGGCCGGGGGCGCGCTGGCGTTGCTCCCCGCGGCGGTGCGTGATGCGATCGTGGGCGAGGTCGCGCTGGCCCTGCAAGGCCAGTTTGACGCGCAGGTGGCGAAGCTCCGCGTCGAGGTTGCGCGGGGCGTCGAGTCCGCCCACCAGGAGGCGGCGCAGGAGGTCCACCGGGTCAAGTATTCGGCGGCGGCCCGGCTGAATGACGGGATCGCGCTCATCAACGATATGCCGATCCCGCCCGATCTGACGTGTCTTCCGCCGCTGCCCGAGCCGGTGCGCGCGTGGTTCGCCCGGTATTCGACCTGGATCGAGTTCCGCCGGCGGGAGTACGGCGCGATCATGGAGGCGCCGCCCGACGATCTGGACCCGTCGCAGCTTCCGAAGCCGGTAGCGGGCGGCTTCCAAGCCGTTGAGGGCGGCCCGACGATCTCCCGGTGGGGGCGCTGATGCCGGCCGAGGTTCTGCAAGGGGATTGCGTCGAGGTCATGCGCGAATGGGAGGACGGGGTGATCGATGCGATCGTCTGCGATCCGCCCTACGGGCTGGAGTTCATGGGGAAGGAGTTTGACCGGCTGGGCGACGGCGAACGGATGCAAGGCTGGCATCGGGCATGGGCGGAGGAGGCGCTGCGCGTGCTGAAGCCGGGCGGCTACCTGCTGGCGTTCGGCGGTTCGCGGACCTATCACCGGCTGGCGTGCGCGATCGAGGATGCCGGGTTTGAGATCCGCGACTGCGTGATGTGGCTGTACGGGTCGGGGTTTCCGAAGTCGCTGGACGTGTCCAAGGCGATCGACAAGATCGATCGGGTGGGCCCGATGGAGGCTCGCGCCCGGCAGTTCACGGCCTGGATGCGTTCGACGGGGATCACGGCGCAGCAGATCAACGAGATCACGGGTACTTTCATGGGGTCGCACTACACCACCGACAAGTCCCAGCCCTCCGTCGCAACCGCCGACCTGTTCGACAAGCTCCGGCCCTACCTGCCCGCGGTCCCGGCGGAGATCGAGGAGTTGGTGCGTTCGCGCACGATCGAAATCGAGAACATGAAGCGCCGGAAAGTGGTAGGAGAGCGCGCTGTTCCTGTCGGTCACGCCTTCGCGGGCGAGGTCTACGGCCGCGAAGGCTCGGCTTCCGCCATCGTACCTATCACCCTCCCCTACTCCGAAGACGCCCAACGCTGGGCCGGCTGGGGAACGGCGCTGAAGCCGGCGCATGAGCCGATCGTGGTCGCCCGCAAGCCCTTGATCGGGACCGTCGCCGCGAACGTCCTACGCCACGGGACGGGCGCGCTGAACATCGACGGGTGCAGGGTGGGGACGGAAAACACGCGAAGATCGAATGTGGAGTCAATCGGATATGGTGGCAGCAATAGACCATTTGAGTCTGGATCGGACTCCGGCCGCTGGCCCGCGAACGTGATCCACGACGGGAGCGAGGAGGTACTGGCCGGGTTTCCGGTGACGACGAGCGGGAAACCGGGGATCATGCGGAAGGGGATCAACGACGGCGCAGCCTACGGCGCGGAAAGTCGGCCCCCGGGTACTCCCATGTCAGGCTTTGGAGACTCCGGCTCCGCCGCCCGGTTCTACTACTGCGCGAAGGCGAGCAAGGCGGAGCGGGAGGCCGGGCTGTCTGCGCCGGCCGGCAAGCGCGCAAACGTGCATCCGACCGTGAAGCCCGTCGCTCTGATGAAGTACCTCCTCCGGCTGGTCCTGCCCCCCGGGGGGATCGCCCTCGACCCGTTCGCGGGCTCGGGGACAACCCTGGTCGCAGCGGCGGAGCTTGGCATGACGGCGATCGGCATCGAGCGCGATCCGGCCTACGTCGAGATCGCAGCGGCCCGCGTGCAGGCCGCCGAAGCCCGCGCCGCCCGGGGAGACGCCGACACGGACGCCGACACCGACGAGGAGGGCGAAGAATGACCGCCTGGATGGTCCTGGACACGGAGACGACGGGCCTACCGGCCGACGACCGCGCCCGGTGCGAGGTTCGCGCGGTGGCGGTGGGCGTGGCGCTGGTCGGCCCGGGCGGGGTGCTGGCCTCTCGCACGCTGCTGGTCTGCCCGCCGGTCTGGTCCTACCAGACGCAGGCCGCCGAGAAGATCCACGGCCTGAGCCGGGCGTACATCACGGCCCACGGCATGAGCCCGGCGGAAGCCTGGGCCACGATCAACGGCTGGACCTTGGAATGGCAGCCGGCCGGGTTGCTCGCTTGGAACGCATCGTTTGACGCCGAGATCCTGGCCCGGCTCGCCCTCGACGCGGGCCAGTCCGCGCCGATCCCGTGGCCCGCCGTCTCCCTCGCCGTCCGGCCCGGCGTGCCCGACGTGGCCCCCGAGGGGTGCCTGCTCCGCTGGTACAGGGCGCTCCGCGAAGCCCGCGGCCAGTCGCGCGGCCGGGTGGCGCTCGCCGCCGCGGCGGCGGCGGAGGGCATCGCCGGTCGATCGGGCGCGCTCCACGGCGCCGAGGAGGACGCGCGGATCGCCGCGGAGATCCTGCTGCGCTCCCTCGCCCCCGTCCCCTGACCGCCGGAGCCCGCTATGCCCGTGCCCGCCGATGTTCTCGACCGCTACCGGAAGATCGCCGCCGTCGCCGCCCCCGGGAGCGGCGCCACGGACGGCGAGCGGGCCAACGCGGGCCGGCTGCTCGCCGGCCTCGCCGCCCGTCACCCGGGGATCGCCCAGGAGGCCGCCAGGGCCGCCGCGGGGCCCGCGGGCGGGTCTGCACCCGGCCCGACGCCCGGCGCGGCCCCAGGGCCCTATCCTGGCCCCGTCCCGGGCCCCTTCGACGCGGGGGCCTACGGGGGCCGAGGGCGCCGACCCGCGCCGGCGCCCGGGCCGAGCCCGGCGCCCGGTCCCGGGCCGGGCCCCGCCGCGGGCGCCGCTTGGTGGGACGCCATCGCCGGCAAGGCGCGCGACTTCGTAGCCGACGCGCTCAACGACCTGGGGCTGGGGTACTCCCTCTCCGACCTTGCCGACGCGCGGACGGAGGTAGAGGTCAAGGCGAACAGCCGGACGATCCACGTCCACGTCCGCATCCCCGTTGACGTGCTGGAGAGCATCGCGGACCTGGGCGAAGGGTCCGGGGGTACTTACGCGAAGCTGCTGGGCGCCCGGGTCGGCGCGACCGTGGCCGACGTGCTGAGGCGCAACGGCCTAACGTAGTCCGTCCGTGTATACGGATAGACACCTACCTATCGGCGGGCGCCGTGCCCGTCGCTGCGCGCGTGCCCGTCGCGGCCGTCGCGGCGCATCGCGTCCAGCGCCGCCTCGATGCGGCCCAGGTGGTCGCCCAGACCCTCGACCTTTTCGGCCAGCCGGCCGAGCACGACGGCATCCTGACGGTCGCGGGCGTCCATCCCGGCTACCGTCGTCTCGATGGTCCCGATCCGCGTCTCCAAGCTCGCCATCTTCGCGAGGAGATCGACCGGGGGCGCCGTCGCGGGCTGCGCCGCGGGCGCGGCCGTCGATTGCCGGGCCGGAAGAAAACCCAGCCGATCGAGCAGGACAACGGCGCCGACGACGACGGAGACGCCGAGCCCGACCGGGCCGGCTACGGCGTCCATGCCCGCGGGCAGGCCCGCAGCGGCGCCTTCATGCGCCGCCAGCGGCGGCGGGGACGTGGGCGCCCCCGCGCCGGGGCCCGGAGCGGTGGGGCCCGGGGCGGTGGGGCCTCCCACCAGTCCGGCCTGCTGCTGATCGCTCACGGGGCGACCTCAACGGCGCTGTTGATGAACTGGAAGGAGACTGAGGGCGTACCGCCTACCCCCTCCAAGCGGAGGGCGACGGCCCGGCCGGCGCCGATGCCGCCGCAAGGCCGGAAGCGGGCCCACCCGATCCGGTAGGTGATCGATCCGCCCGGGGGGATCGTCGCGCTGTTCGACGCGGTTAGGTTGGTCCCCTGGGGCACAAACCCGACAAGCGCCGAGAGCGTACCGTCCAGGTTGTAGACGATGACCGTGTGTGTGTTGTCGTCCGGCTGCTTCGACACGTCGGCCGTCGTCCCGTTGCCGGCGGTATCCGTGGCGTAGTCTACAAGGTTGGGCGAGAGGGCCAAGGTGCGCTCCGGGGCCGGGCTGGCAGGCTCCAAGGCTACCACGCGGGCAGATCGGCGGAAAGGGCGAGGATGCCGCCCGGCGCGGGCCTTCGGCCGCGGCGCCCCCGAACACGCGCCAGAACACGCGCCAGGACGCGGTTTCTAAGCGTTCAGACTGACAGTATGGGCCCCGGCGAGAAGGTGGCATTAGCACCGGGGGCAGAAAGCACGGGCGAAAGCCGACAATCCGCCGGCTTACCCATACTGTCAGTCTGAACGCCTTACGGAACGCGCGGGCGAAGGCCGAGATCGCGCAGCGCGGGCGCAAAGGCTTCAGTGTCCCAGCGCCAGTAAGCATGGCGGAGGGGGCCGGCGGCGCGCAGCATGGGCGGGCCGTAGACGATCAGGGCGTGGCCCTTCGGGGCGCCGCTCCGGGCGTCGGGCTCCTCGGGGAGCACGAAGCGCACCCGGGGGCCCAGGAAGATCACGCCGAGCGCGGTAGGGGCCAAAACGACGTGCTGGTGCCAATATTCGGTGTCGGTGTTCGCGGGGATCAGGACGCAGACGACGATCCCCGTCGCCGCCTCGCCAGCCGCCTTTGCGAGCCAGTCGCCCACCGCGCGCCCGTAGGGCGGATTGAGCCAGACGGTCGGGATCGTCGTCCGGGTACGCCGGGGGCAGAAGTCGCGCCAGCGCACGGCCAGCCCGTCGTCTGCGGGCCCGATGAACGCATCGGCGCGGGCCTCCTCGGCGGAGCCGGCGGCGGCGTCCAGGTCAAACCCCATCACGGCGTCGATCGGGTCGTAGACCTCGGGCGGCGTCGTCCAGTCGTCGCGGCCCAGGGTGCGGGTTGTCGGAGCCGGGCCCGTCGTGGGGGCGGCGCGCTTGCGGGGCATGGTGGGGCTCGGTGGTGGTGGTGGTCGGGGCCCGCGGGGGGCGGGCCCGGGGCGGGTCAATCGACCGGGGCGGCGTCGGGGTCGTCCAGCAGCAGCGCGGCGTCGTCGGCGTCTCCCGCGACGTTGCCGAACCGATCGCGGAGGGCGCGGAGCCCGGACAGGTGATGCGGGCCGGGCTCGACTCGGTGGACCCGGGACTCGACGGCGAGCACCGCGAGGGCGGCGTCCGCCGTCGCCAGGGCCCCCTCGGCGGCCTCGCAGACCGCGAGGATGCCCGGGTGATCGTCGGCCTCGTCATACAACTGCCCCACCGCCGCCTGCGCCCGGTTGAGCGCGCCTTTGACTTTGCCCGCGACCTCCTGGGCTGTCTCCCAGGCATACCCGAACTCTCGATAGCTGTCGTCGTCGTCGTCTGCGACCAGCGCCTCCAGCGCCTTGATCGCGTCGTCCACGCTCTCCTCGGCGGCGGTGGCGCGGTCGGCCAGCCGGGTAAACGCGCGGGCGGCGGCCTCCGCGAGCTTGGTCTGTTTCGGGGTCATGGGGGGATCTCCAGTGAGGGGAAGGGAAGCGGGCCCGGGCCCGGGGGATAGCCGGGCCCGGGGGACGATCAGTAGCGGCGGCGGGAGCGCATCGTGCTGGATGCTTCCGCGGCGGCCCGCAGGTTGTCCTCGTCGGGATCCCCGATGAACTCCATCGTTTCGGGGTCCAGGACGGCGGCGGTCTCCCACTTGATCTCAGACGGCGAGATCGTGATCGTTTTGACCATCTCAAAGCTGTACCCGTCCGTGAGGATCAGGTCCGCATTAGTGAACTGGGAGTCCACGCTGCCGGCATGGATCAGGACGCCCAGATACCAGTCGGTGTCCCCGTAGTACGTTTTGGCTTCGTCCAGCGTCTCTCCGCGGTTTTTGGAGATACGCTTCAGGGCGTCGGCCTTGGTTCCGGCCGCGCCGCGCTTGACGGCGGCGCCGATGACGACGGCGGCGGCGTTGATGCCCTCCTGATCTTCCAGGCGGTTGACGGCGCGCATGATCTGTTTCGGGGTCATGGGGGGATCTCCAGTGAGGGAAGCGGGACAGGGAAGCGGGCCCGGGTGAACCGGGGATAGGCCGGGGACAGACCGGGAGGATAGCCCAGCAGGGCCCCGCGCCGCAAGGCGCGGGCGGGGCCCCGCGGGGCGGTCAGGACCGGACGCGGACGCCGATCGCGGCGGCGATCGCCTTCACGTCGGCCAGCGGGGCGTCCGTCTCGTCTGCGATGGCGGCGGCGTTCGCCACGCCGATCTCGCCCTCGCCCGCGCGGTGCGGGTAGACAAAGGCATCGTGATGGATCGCCTTCGCGATCGAGAAGGTCTCGCTCGTCAGGGCCAATCCGGGCGCGAAGACGTGCGCGTAAGCGCCGCCGGGGATCGTCCCGGACGTGCGGGTGTAGCCGGCCAGACCGCCCACCGGGGCGTCCGTGGCCTTGGTGAACGCGGCGAGCGCCGCGGCGGCGTGGTTCCCCGGGGCGGAGAGGGCGTGATCGTAGGGGCGGGACAGACGGCCCCCGTCCCAGGTGGCGATGATGCGCGACCCGCGGGTGTTGGTGGGACCGGCGTAGCGGGTGAGGATGGCGAACATGGGAAGCTCCGTGTCGGTGGTGGTGGCGGTGGTGGGTGGGCGACGTGCCCCGCGGTGCAGCCGAACGGGCGGCCGGATGCACCGCGGGGCCCCCCGCCCGGGGGGCGGGAAGGTCAGCGGGCCACGCGGGCGGCGGCGGCAACCCCGGCGGCAACCTCGGCGGCGGCCTTGGCCTCGTCGGCGGCGGCCCAGGCGGCGGCGTCGGCGGCGGCGTCGGCGGCGCCCCCGGCGGTGGCCTTGGCGGCGGCGGCGGCGGCGTCGGCGGCGGCTTTCCAAGCGGCGGCGGCGGCGAGGGCGGCGGCGGCGGCGCGAAGGCGCTCGATGGCGAGGGTGCGGGTGGCGGTGTCGAGGGTGGCGGTCATGGGAAGCTCCGAGACGTGGCGGTGTTGGGGTGAGGGAAGGTCAGCG